GTTGATTATCTACAAGCATGTGTAGATTTCCTAGATAGAACAATTAGACAAATCACTAATAGAACTTTTACAATCAAGAACGCAATTGATTGGCGTAAGTTTACTAGTGGTGCTATCTAATGATAGAAGTTAGAAAAGATTATATTTTTCCTACATCAATTACTTGCATTGATAATGTATTGGAGTTAAATATTATCAATGATATTAACTCACATATTGAAAAGTCTTCAATATTAAATAAAGAAAACCGAGTAAGTAATTGGCAAAGTGAAAAAAGTCCTAACCTACATACACATAGTAAATATAAAGAACTAACAGATAAAGTGTTGTATTTTTCAAAGTTATATCTTGATGATATGAGTTTTGAGTATGAACAACATTATATATCGGGTATGTGGTCAAACATATTAAAACCTGGCGAAACACACAGTCCTCATACACATGCAAACAATATTATAAGTGGTGTTTATTATACAAAGTCTGAGGGTAATTCTCCATCAATAACTTTTTTGGACCCCAGGCCTCAAGCAAAAGTTTTACAGCCTGAAGCTAAAGAAAACACTAAATTAAATTCTTCTATGTGGTATTATCCAGCAAAAACAAATAGATTAATTTTATTTCCTTCTTGGTTACAACATTATGTTCCTGTTAATAAATCTGATAAAGATAGATATAGCATAGCATTTAATGTTATGATAAAAGGACAAGTAGGTAGACCTGAGAATTTTCAGTCAGCAAAGTTTTAGTATGCAGTTAACAGATTATATACACACATACCCTTTTGCAATTAGTCGTAACTTGGCTGATGAAGTAATACATCATTATCATACTAATGGTAAATGGAATCAATCATCATTTTCTACTAATACAGATGTATCTCCTAGAACTAATAATAGAGTTGATATGAAAGAGTATTGGATTAATAAAGAAGATAAGTTTTACGAAGAATTAAAAACTGGATTTAGAGGTATGGTTGACGACTATATAAAAACGCACACTAAAATAGTGCCACAAAGTTTTACGCCATTTAGGATGAATCATTATTCAGAGGGTGGATTTATGAAAAATCATATTGATAACATACATCATTCACATGGACAACAGTATGGTTACCCACATCTTACAGCATTGATATTTTTACAAACTGCCGAAGAAGGTGGTGAAATTGTATTTTGTGATGGTGACTATATACCAGAACAAACAAAAGCTTCAGGCGTTGTTTTTCCTAGTAATTTTATGTATTCACACGAAGTTAAAAAAGTAATTAAAGGTGACAGATATTCACTTATGACATGGATTTTATAAATGAGTTTAACAAGATATATAATTATAGACAAAAAAGATGATGTCTATTTAAAAATTGAAGCAGACGAAGACATACGAAGAGAACTAGGACAATTCTTTACATTTGAAGTGCCTGGTTTTAAGTTTATGCCTCAGTTTAAAAACAGAGTGTGGGACGGAAAAATTAGATTATTCTCATATCAGACAGGTCAAATATATGTTGGTTTATATCCTTATATTTTAAAATGGTGTGAAGATAATAATGTACAGGTTGTTGATGGTACAAAGATAAAAGACACAAAAGTTGATGAGGCAAAGGTTGACAAATTCATAGAAGCACTAAATATTCCATTCAAGGTCAGAGATTACCAAAAGGAGGCATTTATACATGCAGTTAGAAAAAATAGGACTTTATTACTTTCACCCACAGCTAGTGGAAAATCTCTTATTGTCTATCTTCTTGTTAGGTTTAACATTCTTCGGTTAAAAGAAGACAAGAAAAAAATATTAATTATTGTACCTACCACATCTTTAGTTGAACAGTTGTTTAAAGATTTCAAGGATTATGGTTGGTCGCCTGAAAAATTTGTACATAGAATATACCAAGGTCATTCTAAAGAAACAAATAAACCTGTAATTATATCTACATGGCAATCAATCTATAATTTGCCAAAAAAATGGTTTAAAGATGTTGGTATGATTATAGGTGATGAGGCACATTTATTTAAGGCAGTTTCGTTGACAAAGATATTGACTAAACTAGAAAAGTGCCCATATAAGATTGGTATGACAGGTACTTTAGATGGTAGTAAAACTCATAAACTTGTATTAGAAGGATTGTTTGGTGCTGTAAATAAAGTAGTATCAACAACTGAACTACAAGAAAAGAAACAACTTGCTGATTTAAAAATCTATTGTTTAATATTAAAACATGGTGCGATAGAGTGCAAACACGCAAGTGGTTTTACTTATCAAGAAGAAATGGATTATATTGTACAATCAGATAAAAGAAATAAATATATAAGAAACTTGGCGGCTGGTTTACAAGGTAATACACTATGTTTGTTTCAGTTTGTAGAAAAACATGGTAAAGATTTATATGAATCAATAAAAGAAAAGGCAACAGATAAGAAGGTATTTTATGTTCACGGAGGAGTTGACGCAGACGAAAGAGAAAAGATTAGAGAAATTACAGAGAAAGCTGACAACGCTATTATTGTTGCGTCCTATGGGACTTTCAGCACAGGCATTAATATACGGAACTTGCATAACATTATTTTTTCTAGTCCTTCTAAATCTCGCATAAGAAACTTACAAAGTATTGGTCGTGGTTTAAGATTAAAAGATAATAATAGTCATGCGACACTATACGATATAGCTGATGATTTAACCTATAACGAAAAAGAAAACTACACTCTAGCACATTTTAGAGAAAGGATAAATATATACAGCGAAGAAGATTTTGATTATGAAATACATAACATAGAGTTAAACAATGCAGAAACCACAAGTTAAAATAATTAAGTTAATTAATGGTGACGATATTGTTACCGTCATGCCTACTGGTGAAAGACAATTGCCAGACAACGGTCCTTTAATTAGACTAGACAAACCATTACAAATTAAATATGTTCCTCAAATGACACCTATGGGGTTTAGAGATTACATAGCTATGATTCGTTGGACTAATTACACTAATGATAAAATTGTTACTATACCTAAAGATAAAATTATGACAATCACCAACGCTTCCCTTGAAATGTCAAATAGTTATGGAGAAATTGTTAAAAACTATGATAAACTTGATAAGCCTAAAAAAGACGAAACTTACCATAAAAAAGAGTTTACCGCTGATGAAAATAAAAAGTTAAATGAAATCTTTAGAGAATTAGATGATGATGAAGAGGAACCTACAATACATTAAAGGTATCTTTATGCAAACGGACACCGTTATTATACGCATAAAAAAATTATTGTCAACCGTGGATTGAGCATTGACAATTTAGTTAAAATATTATATAGTGAGGATATTATGGCACAAACAAAAAAGAAATCAGAACACTATGTTAACAACAAAGACTTTTTCGCCGCTATGGTTGAATATAAAAAGTCTGTTAACAAAGCACAAAAACAAAAACAAGATAAACCAAGAGTACCAGATTATATCGGTGGCTGTTTTTTAAAAATAGCAAATCATTTATCATACAGACCTAATTTTATTAATTATACATTTAGAGATGATATGATTAGTGATGGTATAGAAAACTGTTTACAATATTTAGATAATTTTAATCCAGAAAAAACTAATAATCCTTTTGCATATTTCACACAAATAATTTATTATGCTTTTATAAGAAGAATACAGAAAGAAAAAAAGCAGACTACTATTAAACAAAGAATGATACAAGAGTCCAATTATGATGATATGGCCTTACAGCCTGGAGAAGACAGAGAATTTAAAAATCAGTTTACAGAGTTTCTTAAAAAGAATATGCCCACCGAGGAACCAGTAAAAAAGAAAACAGTTAAAAAGAAAAAAAAGAAGTAATGAAAATAGCTTTGTTAAACGATACCCATTTTGGTTGTCGTAACGATTCACCAGCATTTATTGAATATCAAAATAAATTTTATAATGATTTGTTTTTTCCTTATTTGCAACAAAACAATATTAAGACCTTGATACATCTTGGTGATGTGGTAGATAGAAGAAAGTTTATTAATCATAATACGGCACACAACTTTAAGAGTGTGTTTTGGAATAGATTAGATGAACTAGGTATTGATACACATATTATTATTGGCAATCACGACACTTATTACAAGAATACAAATGAAGTAAACGCAATGCAAAACCTTGATATCAGCAAGGACGCCAAAGTATATACACATGCTACAACGGTAACTTTTGATAATCTACCTATACTTTTTATACCATGGATTTGTGATGATAACGAAGC